CAGAACGTTAATTGCATCTTCTTGCCCTTGGATATAAACATTACATAAGTGGCGAGGCTCGGTACCACCGCGACCGTCAGGGACAAGCTGATCGCAATATTTTGCTATCTCGTACAATTCCCATTTGGAAGTGGAAAGATTATTGGCTTTTATCCATTGCCCTAATCCATATTCTTCATTAATGCAGATATCATAGAAAACCCAGGCTGGATTATTGGTCCATGCCCATTTAAATGTGCCATCCCAAATGCCAGAATAAGTTCTGTTAATAGGATCATAGTTTGATGGGACGCGAAGTATCCCCATTTTGGGTTTGCACGTTATTGTCGGGATATTCTGGAATTGTTTTGCATCAAACTGGATATACAACAATGCCAGATTTGGGTAACGCAATTTGGCATCAACAATTTCAACGATGGCATCAACTAACATTCGATCGGCAACTCGCGCCGTGTTCGTGGTGTTTTTTGTTATCCGCCGAACGCGGATCTGCCAACCTTCAGTTGAAGCCGGTAAATCAATGCGATGAGAGCGCGGGTAACCCGTTGTTGATTTACCACTAACCGCAGACCGTAAAACTTCACGGTAAGCACCACCACCGATTGCTAAATCAATCGCATACTCAACTCGATAACCAACAACATCCCCGTTGTCTAGTTGCTGTTGCAATGTCGGCCATGACAAACGAACACGCACGGCTGAGAGGTCAGTATTTGTGATTGCCTTAACCCACGGAGTTTCATATTTAAGCTCAACACCCACAGCAATGTCATTCTGAACATCTGGCATGCCCTGAATATAGGTTTGATGTTGAGTGCCAGGACGAAACTCCCACTTCACACCAGGGAAATTGATGCTGCCGTCAGCATTGCCTATTGGCGTCCCATCTAGAAAAATACGGGTATTATCCAGCCCGCCAGCCCACTCACCATGCCCTAATACCAGCAGCATCTTTGCAAATGAAGTAGCAATTAATGAATCTGGTGATTCAACCGGAGTATGACTATCTGAACCACCCGCCTTTTTACCAACAATTGCCGACATACTTTTCTCCAGGCGAAAAAAACCGCCCGGAGGCGGTTCAATATTAACGTTAGTAGTTACATTTTATCTTCGGTATAGATACCGGCTGAAATAATGGCACCACCGATAATACGCTCACCGTAACCGATCGGAATAGGGTTGCCCTGCGCCACGGTATTCACCGGCCCACCAAAAGCATAGCTTGGGGTATTCTCTGCTGATTGCCTTGATGCAAGTCCGCCTTGTTGCGGTGATAACATTTGCACCACTCCGCCGAGCATCATTGCCGCACCAACTTTAAAAAATCCAGCAGCTAAAGGGCTCGCTGTACCACCAGACATCCAAGTCATAACCGCACCAACGGCGACAAGAACTGCTCCTAGTATTGTTTGGAATACACCTGCTTTCTTACTACCAATAATAACGGGAATAATACGAATAGGCGCTTTACCATTAAGACTTAACTCACTCTCACCAATATTTCGTTTCCCATTAAAAACCGCGAATGTAAGCCCCTTAGATTCGCTATCAAGCATGAACTGCCGAAAACCATTAACTTGTAAACATAGAGCTTCTATTGCTTCTTTATGACTTAATACATCCCAATTATATTCCTTGCCAAATTTCTTCCCTAAAACTCCGCCGAGGATAATTTTTCTTCGCATTTATTACTCCAGGAACAAAAAAACCGCCTTTCGGCGGCTTGGTTTCAATTTAAACTTATAGGCTTTATATCTATATTTCCGCTCGGGTCAGAAAACAGCCTAACCCCTTTGCTTTGGCCTGCTTTTAAACTAATTTCTTGTTCTGTTGGAAGTTCGTCAGCGATACAAACTTTACCTTCCCCTTGAAAACCAATCATCCACTCTCCGGGCAACAAATAAAAACTAACTTTCTCGCCGGGATTCAAACTTGCGGCTTTCTTTCCATTAAGGAATACCGCTGCATAGCACCCACCGCCAAGGAAACCACTATCCCGAACCACTGTCAGTTGCGCAGCATTTGGTATCAGATTTTGATATAGAAATACTCTTTCCTTAGGCGCTTGTAGTGCACTGCTTGGTTTAACGGCAGTGGTAGCGCAACCCGATAGCCCTAACAAAAGAATTACCATAAGTATTTTTTTCATATAGTTACACCCATCAGTTAATTACTGATAATCATAACATCAGCGTTTTGTGTCGCAACTTTACTGTAGTCCGATCCTGATAATACCCCCCAAAGGGAACTCGCTTACTCATATGCCCATACATGTGATGAATCATCATCCCATCGCCGATATAGATCGCGGCATGATTAGGGACCGGTGCGCTTACTTGCATGATGATGACATCACCAGGCTGCAACTCGCCGTCTATCTCGACAAATCCTGCCTTGCTATAATTATCCATATACAAATTTTCGGTACCGGATTCCCACCAGCAAGGTGAGCGCTCAAAGTTTGGCAGATCGATACCTCGCTCCAGCTTGAACCAGTCACGAATAATGCTGAAACAGTCCCACATCCCATGCACGAACTGACGCCCTTCAAGTGGTCGCGGTCCTATAATTGGCTCAACTATTCGTAAGTCACCTTCCGGCCAGCTGACAATAACCCAGGGTAACTCGGACATGTCACACTGGGCATGATCAATATTGCTGGGCTGGGTTGTTGCATCAGGGTGACTGTGAACAATATGGGTGACACGCCCCCAGTCCTCGGCGGCGGCGTAATCTTCTGGGTGCAAAATGAAATTATCATTTGGCTCAGTGGCTTGATTGCGGCACGGAAAGTATTTCTCCACTCGATCACGGCGGCAAACTACCCCGCATGCCTCGCGTGGGTAGTCATTTTCAGCATGCGCAAATATCGCCACCTGAGTTTTCTTTTGCATGCTTACCTCCTTAAAAGGGACGAACCCGGCTCGGCCCCGTAAGGTAACGGCGCGGTGGCTCCATGGCGAAGCTTGCAGGCCCGAAGCGATCCGCTGCATTCATCACGGCTCGGATCATTGATCGGGTTATCGTCTTCATCAAAATACAGCGTTCCGGCATAGTCGCAGCCTCGCCCTGTTCGATACCAACCCCGCATACAATGACGGCAAACACTCCCCTGAATTTGTTCCCGAGGAATTTTGATACCCTGCATATTGTAAGGACCGGATAAATCGAACTGTATCCCGCCTGGTCCTTCACCTGCTTTACGGTCGATGAAATAAACATATAAGGTTTCATCATCTGGGCTGGCTGAAGGATTACCCCCTAAAAAATTACGCGCATCAAGATAGTGGGAGAAGGTTTTATGTACCTGCACTTTCGCCTGCGCCAGATCCTGATAAGCAAGGCACATTGCGCTAATAGTACCGTCAATATTTCCCACGTTAAGTGAGGGGGTTGGTGCAGTACCATCACCGGCTATTTCTATTCCGGTCAACTCCACCGGCCACGGTGAATATTCAACCCCTTGCCACCAGATAGACTTTTTAGGAAGCTTGCTTATATCCCCGTCTGCCGCGCGTAGCTCTTGAGAGGTGTACGGTATTTTATGATTATGAAAAAATAGTTCAGGACCATTAAAGGCTGTACAATCAACCGCATAAAGCCAAACCTCGTTACCGGGGTCCAGTGTTTGATAATCGTGTTTTATACCCATGCTAAACCTTATGGATGATAAGCAATTTCGAGGGGGACATTGAGCTGGAACATAGACTTTCCGGCTGAGTTTTTACCTTTTGCTGTCGGGTCATATGCCTTGCAAACATATAGGCCCAACTCGCCCATAGGGTTAGTCCATGCAAAAGCTGTATGGCCCTGATGCTCATCCAGAAAATCGAGGATTGGCTTTATGTAGTCCCAATCCCCAAGAAATTGGAGTGTCCATTGTGTTGATTTGGTGTTGATCCCGTCACCGGCCCGCTGAACATACCCGTCACCGAATTGAATCTCACGGGTTCGAAACTCGGTTTTTGCCGTAGCCTCTACCCTAGGGCAGAACGTGAAGACTTTAATCACTATCTACCCCCTTTAATAGCAGTTGTAATAGCGCCGCGCTGGCCTAAATCTTTTTGTATCAACTCACGGTATTTAGTTTCGATATAACGACCAATATCACTGCCAAACTGCTCATACCCGGATGATGATTGTGAATTGGTACCACTGTTATTTATCTCGACATTAACCATTAGTGTGGTGCCCCCAGTAGCCGTGGTAGCAGATGAAACATCAGGCTGCCGAGTTGTTACAGCACGAACCCCTAACGATCCATCAGCTGCTCGGGTCAATGGCATAATGGCTTCTGGCCCGGCTTCACCCATAACGCCCGCACCTTTCGCAAAAGCAAAGAACGTCGGTGAGCTGACAACCTGCCCGCTATAGGCGCTCAAACTCGGAGAGTCATAAACACCGCCTTTGGCATTGAATGACAGCCCGCTATAAGCCCCCCCGGAGAATGCGTTGCTGGCAGAACCCGTCGCAGCACTTGCACCACCCATAAACCCACTGATTACCCCGCCAGAAATACCGGTAATAGTCTGCATGATGGAACTGGTGACAATGGCTTGGGCTGCCATATCAATAAGGCTTTTGATTATCGACTGAGACAGTGAAGCGAACAGATTCGACATGGCTTCTGTAGCCGTCTGAGTTTTATTCGCCAGCCCCGTAAGCATGTTTGTGAGCCTATCTTTGGAATCCTGATACAAATCCACGGCCATTCGCTGGAGATCGCCTTGCGAGGCGTACAGTTTCAGGGATGCCTGGTATTGCTGCTCTCGAGTTTCCGTCTCAGAAGCAAGAATAAGCTGGTTTTTACGCTGCTCAGTGATAACGCCCGCTGCCGCGTAGGTTTCTATTAACGCCTGTCGTTTTGCCAGTTGGTTGCTAAGGCTCTGCACTGGATCGATATTACCGGCCAGCTCATCATTACCGCTGACAGCGAAACGCTGGTTAGCCTCAGCCAGTGCATTTATGTAGTCCGTATGGATTTTTTCTTTACGGCGATAAAGCTCCTCGGTGCTTTGTATATCACCACCGGCGATCTGGCGCTGTAGTTGCTCCTGCGCCTGACGCTGAGATTCTGCGGCACTGCGGTAAGGATCTGATGCAATAGCAGCATTGTGATCAGTCCAGCGTTGCTTTGCTTCGGCCAGTGCTTTACTCAACCTAACCAATTCACCCCGCTGCGCTTCGGTCCACTTTGTACCGGCTTCGAGAGACGCTGAGAATAATGCTGCTGCCGCATCTCCCTCCCTCAGACGCACAGACTCAACTTTTATCTCTTTGTTCAGGTTGGCTGTTTTCTGTTGAAATTCGTTAACAACCGAACCGGATTTTTTCGCCCCTTCAGTGAATTTTTTGCCCGCTTCAATGTTATCTTGTGTTTCAGATTTTAGTTGCACCCACGCTCGAACACCTTCCAGTTCGGGGGCTACATCAATCTTTCCACCGGCTGCTACAATTTTCTGAATTTGTGGAGCCAACAGTTCTGCCTGATCGCCCGCCGCCGTATACGCATCGCGCAACAAGTCTGCTTCTTTGGTTGCCCCCTTTGCAGCTAACTTTGACACATCCAGCGCCAGTTTCGCACTGGTTAACTGTTTGGAAAAATCAACATTTAAAGAGGCTGCAAGTCCGTTATTAGCCGCTGTTGCTTCTTTCGTAACGCCGATAATCGCCTGCAATCTTTCCGTGAAGCCTTCAAGCTTTCCCTTGCTCTCAACATAAGCCGCAGCCAGTTCTTGTAAGCCTTGACGCTGCTCGTCCGACATGTTTGTCGCTTTTGCAAAAGCATCGAAATTTGACTGCATATAACCTTGCAGGTTTTTAATCCCGCCGGCGCTGCTGTCAACATCGCGCAGTGTTGCAACAAACCGATCTAACGCTTGCTGATTTTCTGCATTGATAACCAACTCTGTGCCACCAAACGCGTTGGGTACCAAATCCTTGGGCATTGCCTGAGTGGCATAAATTTTGATGGCTTCAACAGATTTCCTGATCTCTGCATCCGTGTTGGCAATGTCATTTCTCAGACTGTCGGTAAATGATCGGCGCTGAACCTCCCCCAGCTCCCTGAATTTTTTTGTCAGTTCATCAACCGGTAAACTCATATCTGCGAGGCTTTTGGAGGCTTCATTTGAGTTATCACGTAACAGCATGAATCCGGCTGCGGCGGACACGGCCATCATGGCAAGTCCGGGCAACCCACCGACCGCAGACAACAACCCCGCCCCGATACGTCCGGCAACACTGGTGATGGCATTCAGTCGGGTTTGTGCCACAGCAACGCCATTTATCGCCGCTTCTTCGACCTTTCTCGCCTGTACCAGCGCCAGTGTAGCGGCTCGCTGCTTGTCGGTACCGGTCGCCACATCTAAAGCCGCCTGCGCCGCACGGCGCTCCAGCGTCGTTTTATATTGCGCGGCTTGTGCAGCTTTAAGTTGTGCATCAGCCAGGCCAATTTGTTCTTTCTGCGCCTTTAATAACTCCCGCGCAGCATCACCAGCACTGATCCCTACTGAGGTGAGGTATTTTGCAGCACCGCCCGCCGCCAGGGCTGTACCGGCAATAGCCAGCATATCAATGTGATCAGCCAGAAAACTGATCGAACCGGAAACGGTTTGAGTGACACCGTGCGCTGCGTTAGCATCACCGATATAGGCTTTCCAGTGATTTGACAGTTTGGTGATGGCATCACCGATCGTCGTTGGCATCGCTTCGGCCAGTTCGGCGTTGCGGTCTTTCGCCGCAATAGTGGCTTTTGCAAAGGTATCCATCGATAACTTGCCGCTGGCCGCCAGTTTTTTAACTTCCGTCTCCGTGGTACCTAAATACCGGGCAATATCACCAATAATGGTCGGCATCACCTCCATCACGGTATTCCACTGATCTCCAGCTACTTTGCCCATAACCATCGATTTAGACAGTGCGTTAATGGCGCTTTGGCCTTTTTCAGTGCTGGCTGCATTGGTAGTTAATGAGCTGGAAATCGAATCAATAAAATCAATGGTACTGGCCGTCGAGAATCCCAGTTCCTTCATGGAATTGGCGCTGCGGATAAACAATTCCGACTGCTCATCAATTGATTTATAGGTGCGGTCACTGATTTGCATTAACCGCTGCTGAACATCGATGTACTGCGATTGTGAATCTGTTGCCATCCTGACGCGCGAGGAAAGTTGCCCCCACTCATCAGCAGTTTTTATCAAACTCCCGATCGTAAATACCCCCGCCAGCACACCGGTAGCCTGCGAGGCTATAGCGCGGGTGGATTCTAATTGGCCGTTTAAGGCTTTTAACGCTTGCTGACTCTCATTTATGGCCGCGTTATTGCGCCGGGAACCTGACTCCATGGTTCTATGATAATCACTCCCTAAACGAGTGGCGCGGGCAATCTCAGATTGAAATGAACTCGAGTTAGCCGACAAATTAACGATCAGATCACCCAGTACGGTCATAGCTCCCCCGATAAAAACCCGCCGAAGCGGGTAAGTTACTCAGCCAACTTCCCTAAGAATGCTTCAAGTTCTGATCCAAACTCTCCACTCTCATCTGCTGGCTCATTCCAGCGCAGCAAAGCATCCGCGATACTGAGCGGATTCTTGCCGCCCTGCGCGTTATAGGTCGCGGCAGTGATCTGTGCAGCATGATAATCACCGCGCTCATCCCCAATTGGGCTGAGACGGTCATACTCAACCCACATCCGCAATTCAGTCATGCTGATCGTTTCACGTAGTTCGCCCAGGGTGCGGCCCAGACGCAGGGCAAGCGTCATTAAGAATCGGGTTTCTGGCTCTCGGACTTTTTTTCAGCGTCTGCCGCTGTGGTTTGTAAATCCAGCGCCTGTCGCAGCAGTCGGGAATGTACCGGCCCATAAAACTCAACAATGGCTTCTGCATCTGCCTGCGTGAAAACAGGCTGGCGGTCCTCATCCAGCAGCACATCAATGAGCATCACCACATCCGCGCGAATGTTCCTTTGTGCTTCTTCTGACAATGACAGTGCGGGGGCTTCAGTCTCCCCATCATCCCCTGGTTTCATAACGTCACGCCAACGCGCCCAGCCCGCAGGTGAAGGCTCACGCAAAACAACGGTGGCCCCTTCCCATTCGGAAACGGTGATCACTTTCGTTCGAAAACCCGATAAAGGCGCAGTGGCCAGTTCCCTGAGAGATTTTTTCAGTACAGCCATGAGAATGATCCTTTCTTAGACGGTAATTTTTTTTGCAAGTGCAGCGCGGGACTCCGGCACAACCGGCGTGATTTTTACCGGCTTACCGATAATGCGAAGCGTATAGGAGGCTGAAACCACACCTGAGAGGCCGGCGCTCCAACTGTTCTGCCGCACTTCAGCAAGGTAAGCAAAACCATTACCAGACGGGAAAACAACCGTGATAGCGCGACGGGTATCGTCTTCATACGCTGCCATCAGTGAACTCTGCGCCGTTTCTTCGGCACTCCAGTTGCGGTTAATGGTCATTTCTGCCGGTGACGACAGCCCGTTCACCATCTCTTTTTCAGTAGAGCAAAGGCTGGTGACGTCGATGTCATCCTTCTGCCCACCGGTAAAGTTAAGTTCCTTCGTAGAACAAGATGCGGATAACCATACGGCATCTAACGGATTGGCCTCAGTCGCCACTTCAGCAGAAACGCTAAAAACTGTACCTTGTGTTTTTTCATACTTACTGGTCATATTTTGCTCCAGACATAAAAAAACCCGCTCAGTGGCGGGCATGCGCTATTAGAAAAGGCGTTATTTGAAGTACGACAGAGAGTAGCTGATATCCGACGAACCCCAGGTGATGGCTTCATCGTCGCGACGGTAGTCATAACCCAGTGGGGAGATGCTTTCTACCTGTTCATATAACGGCGGTATATCCCCCATGACAGGATAAATTTTGTTTTCCATCCACTCATCCAGTGCCGAGTCGGGGCTTTTTGCTTTTAAAAAAACCTCCACATGCAAGACTGAACGCCAATGGTCACCGTCGATATACTCCCCCGTAGACTCTGAATCAGTCAGATAAACGGCGACGGCAGGCAAATCTGTGACATCAAGGAATCCCGGTCGGCCATCAAAGAAAGTGACACTCGGATCATTAATGGAAGCTCTCAGTGCATCAAGTACTGCTGTACGTATTGCGGTATGTTTGTTCATCGTTTAATCACCAGTCGTAATTGGTTGCTCAATGCCGCCGCCAGTTCTTTTGGCATGTCACTCATCAGAAGGGCTTTTGTTTCATCATCAAATGCCTGTGTGAGTGGTGCTGCCATTGGGATCTTAATCACTTCAATGGGGTAACGGGCTTTTGACGTTCTGCGCATTACTTGCCAACGTCCATTACTGAGTTGTTGTAAAAATGCGCCTGGAAATGTGAAACGCCCCACTTTCAGCACACTGTCTGCGCCCCCCTTGCTCCCTTTGCGTCGCGATAACTGCATGCGCACTGGGCCAAGATTAATGACGGGTAAATCACCCCGTTTAACGCGGATAGTGGCTATTGGGCGTCCCGGACTGGCCTTTTTTAATTTAGCTCGCCCCCGAACCAGTTTTAACGGCACTTTGGTACCCTTGGAAACTTTTGAACTACTGCGACTTATTGCCCGCCCAGCAACACGGTTCACGGCTTGCGCGGTAGCCCGTGGTACCGCCGTTTTACTGAGCGCGGCAAGATTACTGATCAACTGATCCAAACCTTGAACTGTCATGACATCTCCCGTTACTCCAACCAGATTTGGGGTTTACCATTAAAAGACTGATGGCGGGTAACGATGTAGGATTGACCATCCAAAACCACCTGGTCATTACGACGTGGCACATAGTCAGCGGAGAAAATAACCAATGAAATGCCATCGCCAGTCATGGGACCCATTTCAGGAATTAGATGACTTTCTACGGAGACAAATTCCACATCGTTAATCAGTACCGGCCCCCCCATTCGCGCCACGGTCACCCGGTCCATTCGGGATGTTAGGCGATCAAAGACGTTAGCCATTGATTTTGACCGCAACAAACGAACTGCCAGCAGGTGCGGCATCCCATGCCCGCCCTGCGGCGACAGCACCCGCCGCACTTAACTGAATCTTGCCGTCTTTTAGTGCCACTTTTTTGCCTACGGCTATGTCATCAGCTTCCAGCTTGGGCAATAAAAACACCCCAGCAGCAAAACCATCAGCGACAGAACTGGGGAGGATATCCGTGATGGCCACTGCGATTAAATCGCCAACGATCACCGGATCACCGCTTAAAATAGCTGTATCACCACTATTCGTGATCGAAATGGTCATGCCTTCCTGAACATAATTCTTAGCCATTGTTGTTATCTCCACGGCCCCGAAGGGCCGAATTTCAGGTATAAAAAAAGCCCGTCAGGGCCGAGGAAGTAAAGTACGGGGATTACTCTCCGCTGGATTTCACCAAGCCACGATGATCAACAGGAGCGACACCCGCATCAATACGTACTTTGGTTGTCACGCCGTCCGAGGTGAAACCTTCTTGCTGATCAATGTAAGGCGTATCCATTCCAGACAGATAGGCAACCTCAATCGTATCTGTTCCCTGTGCCGCTGCGAGATACCAAGCCTTGGCGCTGGCATCATCAAGACGAGGCTCGGCAATGACGGTGGCAAAATCTTTAACTGGGTTGATGATACCCGCATTAATGTCTGCACCCTTGACACTGGATGAGCGAATGACCTGGTTAGTCGTAGATTCCAGGCTGGTTGGAACAAGAATAAAGGCCGGGCGAATATTCAGGTGACGCTCGCCTTCTTTTTGCGTACGCATCATTTGACGGGCTTTATCAAGATTGGCCACGTCAATCCCGCCGCTCGTAAGATTGCCATGCTTATTATCAAACAGAGGGGTGTTATCGGTTGTCATCTTAGGATTGGTCGTCAAAATAAGGTAAACCAGATCCGCAATGGTGGCCTTCGCCGCCCGACCCAACTTCATTGGAATATCGGTAAGCATGTTCAAGTCATCATTAATAATAGCCTGACGGGTGATGGAGAATAATTCACCGTAAGTCGCCAGCGCGATGGTGGCCTTTTTGTCGCCGGTGGTCACATACTTATATTCCGCACCCTCACGAACCTTGCGCAGCGATTGAAAACCACCCATACCAACACGGTGTGCAGTTTTAAAATCAGACAGTTGCCCTTTACGTGTCCATTCTTCGAACGTTTCCGGCGCTTCTTCCCAGCCTTGCAGGATAGATTTATTACTCACGTCGATCAGAATATTACCGAAATCTGAGGTGCTGTGAGTAAAGGCCATTCCCACCATTTGCATAGGGTTGTAGGAGGCCACACCAATACCCCGCTCAGTCAGAGACATACGCGCCAATTCACGTAGCGTCATGCTGTTATAAGCGTTGTCTTTCTGGCGTTCTTCATAGCCTGCACGGACCATCAACGCCTGACGAATACCATCGCCAGTGAAGTTACCGTTCCCGGCATAGATGTGCTGACCCGCAGGTGGGGTTTTATTCGATGGCGTGGCATCTTTCCCCATCAATGCCAGCAACTTTTCTCGGGACTGTTCCAGAGTGCAATCAATATCTTCGACACATGCGGATTGCAGTTCCTGATAACGCCCACCGAACATAGCAAACAGATCTTTAATGCCGTTGATCCGCTGTTTTTGCGCCTCACGCTCCTGAGCACGAATGGCGTTGTCATCCAGAGATGCTGCAGGTGTAGCCTGCTGAGTGGGCGCGACAGGCTGTATCACGGTCGCTTTGGGTTTTAGAATCATATTTTTCAGAGAGGCTGGCATAGAGTCGAATTCCTCGATACGTTTTGAATTGATGCGGGCCATAGCCTGCATCGACGGGAGTAGTTGATCGGCAAAACCGTGCTCAACACATTCCTGTGCCGTCAGCCAGGTTTCTTCACCGAGCATGACAGCCAGTTCTTCCGGGGTTTTACCGGTTTTCTTGGCATAAGAGGGAATAAGAACCCCCTCCACCTTATCGAGCAGATCGGCATAGTCGCGCATATCATTGGCATCACCACCGGTAATACCCCAAGGCTTGTGGATCATCATCATCGCGTTTTCAGGCATAATGACGGGGTTACCGACCATCGCAATCACCGAGGCCATAGAGGCGGCAAGACCGTCGATATAAACCGTTTTACTGGCGGGATGAGTATTCAGTAGGTTGTAAATGGCAATACCTTCAAACACATCACCGCCCGGAGAGTGGATACGCAGATTAATATGGTCGATATCACCCAGCGCTTTCAGGCTGCTGGCAAACTGGCGGGCGGTTACACCCCAGTAACCGATCTCCTCATAGATATAAATATCTGCGCTTTTTTCCCCACTGGCTTTCATGCGGAACCAGCTTTTATCTCCGCCAGACGCCTGCGGTGCCTTAATCAGTTTCTTTCTGCTGCTCTTGCCCACGGGCATCTCCTTTATCGTTAGCCGGATCAGTATCAAAGGTAAGTTCCAGCTCGGTATTTTCGTCAATTTCCGCCTTACGACGGCGTTTTACATCCCCCGGATTAGCACCGCGAGCACGGATCCAGTCAGCTTCTGTGGCCGCGCCACCCCGAATCAACACACGCCATGAATTTGCCTCTTTTAACGGGTCAATCCACGGCATAACGGGGCCGCTGTATACCGCATTTAGCAATGTATTTTGGTCAACATCGGGTGGGACGGTGATAATGCCAGCGGCAATAGCCTGTTTCAGCCACTTGCGGTACATGGGACGGGTGACCGCTGCAATAAAGGCATCCTGCAAGATGCTGTAGCCCTCGAAAGATTCCACCAGCTCCTGTCGCTGGGCACTGTATGTACCGTCATAGTTGCGGGATATACTGGAATAGCTTCCACGGCTTCCGGCGGCAACCGCTCTTAGCTGACCGTTACGGAAATTTTCAAGGTTGGGATTGGGCCGGTCTGACTTGATCATGCCAATTTCTTCACCTGGTAACAGATCATCAAAGATAATGCCAGGTTCAATATTCAGATCCCGCTTATCGCCTGCATCTGTATCATTATAGGTTTGAGCGTCACCTTTTTTGATATACATGCCTAACGCAGCAGCGATACGTGCGGCGGTTAACTCAGAGTCCTCGTACTCTTTGAGCGCACTCAACCGGATCAGGATGCCAGACAATAAGCTATTTCCACGAACCTGATGCAGGCGACGCATAAACTTCAGGTGCACCATGTCATCAGCCACAATTTCTTTCGTGTTACCCAGCGCAATACCTGTCGTGACCAGGGATTTATAAACAACATATTTAGTGGGGCGTCCCCAGCTATTCAGGTAAATACCCTGACAAATACCTTTTCCATCGTCGTTCATCTCCAACGGAACAAAGTCAGGTTCAAGCGCCTCAATCCAAAAAGGAATGTCGGCTGTTGCCGCTAATCCCTGAGCAGATCCACTGACAAATTGCCCAAAGACTTCACCGTCGCGCAACCATGTACGTGCCATGAGGCGTTCGAGTACCGGCCGGGTAAACTGCCCGGTCACATCAGGCGAAACAGACCACTCCGCCCACGCTGCCCTGATTTGCTTCGCCAGATCATCAGCTACTAACCCGGTACGGAGAATGGGCTGTGGATCGACAATAATGCCCTTAGCACCAATAATGCGCTCTTCCAGTTTATCCAGCAGCCCGATCACCAGATCATGATTATTGTCCAGCCAGCGAGCCTGTTCCCTCAAAGAACGGCCCGCAACTTGACTGAGCTGGTTAGCGTTACGGTTTTCACGCTTAGCGCGATGTGTCCGGGTGGGTAATACCGCTTCATATGCACGTATAGCCACGCGAGATTTTAAGCGGGCAGCTTTCCAGCCCGGTGAGAGCAAACCAATAGCATCATCAAAAATGCTCATTATGGAAACCTCGCCACTTTATACATAGGACGTCCACGCCGGGAAGCTAGAAGATTAGCGAGGCGGCGCTCCCATTCGTCTCGCCCCTTTCGAATCTCACTCAAATTTTCCATCGCCATTGACTGACCGTTAAAGGTGATGGACTTACCTTCCAGTACCGCCATTTCGGCTGCGGCATAATGCTGGATCATGTTTTCAATCTCTGCCTGATTCACACCCAGCCTCCTGAGGTAGATGGTGCCCATGCAGAGGTATTCCCTTCTTGCTGGGCTGATGGTTTTTTAGGTTTTGTTGTCTTGGTACGGGATGTTGAGGATGTTGGTCTTTCAGCGGGAGGTAACAGTGATTTGGCTTCAACAGGACGTGCCCATGGAGGTGGCTTTTCCCAGTTGATTTTCTCGTAGCCCCTCAGCATTACCAGAGCATGGGCATACACCATAAGGTCAAACGCTTCGTTTGCACCCTTACCCGGTTTTGTCCATTTACCGTCTGAGCTTCGTTCCTCGTAGGTCAATTCGTCGTAAAACCATTCCCCTAACCATGCCGGGAAATGCACGTAGTTAGCCCCCGGTGTTTCACGCTGAAGCGCGTTACTGATCCGGTCTTTTAGTTGGTTAGTCTGCAAAAGATAAAGAGGTACATCTCCTCGGGCCTCGGCCCGCCGGTTAGGGCGATCCGTATTATCAGGAAGCGTTTTGGTGATCAGCTTGCTGCGCGTCGTGCTGTCCCCCTTAAAGAGAAAAACACGCTTATGCACACCGTCGCGACGGCATTGCCGCCAAAACGCGTAAGCGTTCCCGGTTACGCCATCCTCGCCGCCGGAATCCACTCCCATTGCAAGTACAGGCAATGAAACGTTGGGGTTGCTATCCAGCGGCCATTCTTTATCCAGTACATCGGAACGCAACAGGTCCCAATCTTCGAGATAACCGGCGGGATCAATTGGCAGACTTTCGCCATTAGGCCCGACACGCATCGATTGCTTGATGTTGTAACGGTCAACTATCCACCGTTCACCGTAGGTGCCATAGCCAATAACCTGAACAACGAAACGCCGATTTTTACCCCCCTGCACATCAACGGTGGCCATGAGGAAATGCACACCGTCCGGCACAGTACGCTTCGTTACGTCCTCCGCCCGAACCATCAGAGTTTCAGATTGTCGCTGCTCTACGCTGGATTGAGGGGTGTAGGGCAATCCCCAGTCAGTGTTAATGACCGCTTTCAATGTCTCTTCGCTCTGATTCGCTTCATAGTCCTTCTGAGCGGAAAGTAGCTTATAGACCAACTGAGAAAGCGTCTGATAAGCAGCGGCGGGTCCTTCCATCCAAAATGATGCGATGCGAGATCTGCGCGCCTGACCAGTGATATTTCCATGACAATCTATTTTCTCGCCATCACGCAACCAGATACCTTTCTGATTAAGGTCCCGCTTTTGGTTAGCCGTTATTTTTCCCTGGCAGTGCGGACACTCTATATAAGCGGATTCACTGGCCTCCACGGGGTCTGCAATATTTTGATATCCCTGAACAACATCTTTTGAGGGCTGGAAATACTCGCCGCAGTGCGGGCAAGGCCAGTACCAGCGGCGTCGGTCGCCACGGTTATACAGTGAAAGAATGCCCGTAGTTGGCGGGGCTTCGTGGGGTGAGCTTCTCCGCCATTTAGCATCAGTGATAGCGCGGCCAGGGGAGCTTTCAACCAGTGTCATACCTGATGACATAAATGTTGTGGTTCGTTTTGAGGCCAGGGTAAACCCGTCGCCCTCCCCGTCAATATCTTCCGGGAAGCGGTCATAATCCGTCAGTGCCACGAACTTATAATCTGATGATGACATTACGTTGATGGATGGCCAGCCTATTTTAAGGAATGACCCATCACGAAATATTTTATCGTGAACGTTATTATCGTTTCGGCGCGGACTAAGCCTTTTTGCTACTGCAGGGCTACTTCGGAAAGTACGATCAAGACGCTTCTTGCTGTGCTCCCTTGCCTTATCTTCTGTCATTTGAACGATGAGCATGTCGGAAGGATCACAAACAATGCTGTAGACAGCCCAGCCATCAATCAAACCAATTGTTTTACCTGTTCGGGCTGGACCGACAAAAATTACTGCGTCATATTCACGCGATGCAAGCATGTCCATGGGTTCAAGAACATAGGGGGCAACGTTCGGGTCCCAGGGAACCGAATTACCCGCCCCCTTTGGTACTCTCATGTATTTATGTACCGCCGCTGAGACTTTAATACGGCGCGGCGGCCGTAGGATTAATGAAATATCTCGTCCTATAGTTTCCGCTGACGCATAAGCCATTAATCCTCCTCGACAATCACCTCCCCTTTATCGCTCATAAGATCAATCGCACAAGCTTGATAAGAGCGTTCAGATAGCGTCGTACGTAAATCATCTATTGCAGCCTGAACAACTGTTACTGCTTGAGGCGATAAAGCGCAGTCGCGCTCCAGAATATCTGGAATTGTCTCCAGAACCTGCACTACCGATTTTGTCATTGCTGAATAAACGGCTACGACCTCATTAACAGGAATTAAACCGCGTTGTTCTTTTTCTAATTTGATGCGCTCGTTTTCCGATTGAAACCAATCCTTACGTTCTTTCGGGATCATGTGCGAGGGATCATGTGAGATATCTTCACCCGCCTCACGGACAACGGCGAATAATGCAGGGGCCACATCTTTAAGGGCATAAGTCGGATTGCCACGGAATGTGCCTGTGGCCTGAATATTATTCTCCACAAGCCGCTTTCTAATCGTTGCCCTATCCACAGAAAAAGCCTCAGATATCTTGGATATACTCCAATTGAAAGCATCAGCCAGGTCACCAATATTTCCCATCACCACCTCTCGCCACCAACTGAACATCTGATATATCAATTAAAAACAAATAGTTAACCCCATACAACCTGATGAATATGATTTTGAATTTCATCAGGTCAATTTTAATATTTTAATTTAAAATCATATGGATAGGACACCTGCTGATGATGCGATCAAAATCCAAAAACTAGCCGTTTTCCGCGAGTCCCACTCCCCGTGGTAGGGACCCCCTCCGGGAGTACCTTTACAAATGAAATTCATTCTCATTTGCTAGCTAAAATAGAAAAGCCACCGGCTTATAAGGCTAGTGGCTTGCTGTTGGTGGTGAGAGACTTACTTCTTCTCTGGTGGGGTATACTCCATCCGGCCCAAAGTTTTAGACACTTCTCGGTAATGCTTAACCCGATCTCGGAAATACTCACGTAAGTGTTCAGGCTGCTGATCTTCCACTTGAGCGGGGATTACCGGCATGTTGTAGCGTTCTTTGAATGCAACGCCTGATGCGGCCTGATCTACAGCCATCTTATCTTTATCTTCCTGCGATAACTCAGCCAAGTTATAGCCCATAAGTCCTCCGTTTAGTTTGGAAGATTATAGCTCGACAGCTAAGTATTTACGCCTTGCATTATCGATGGCACTCAATGAATGCCACCTGTAATGCTATTACTCTGCGTCACGCAAAAAGCTTTTGATGAAATCAGGATTAGGGTGTCGATAATTAATTATGTCTGGTGGCATCTTCATGAACCGATTTTCGGCACCTTTAACTGTCACAAAGCAACTATGAACACCACATACGGTTGTATCTATTCGTTCGTCATACTCAAACAAAAGCTCAGCCATCTTTTCTTGCCACTCGTCTGGCATTTCCTGCATGAATACTCTCGGCATGACACAGAAAGAGGCACGATCTAATCCGAACCATAGTTGCAGGTCTTTACGATCATCATCGTCCATCGTCTTTACCTTTGTTAATTATTAAAAAGCCCCGCTATTGCGAGGCTTCAGTTGAATTTGGCTTACTGCTTACGCGTGGCGTTCTGTCGCCAGCTAATAACCTCATCCAGCCGCCCCTTGCAGATCCGCAACTCACGCTTGAGGGCCAGCGCATACAGCCCACTATCGCCCCAAGTGGTACCGACAAACTCCGGCACCTCGCATTCAGTTAATGCTGATTCTGGCGGTAGCAATACGGGACAATTAGCTGGTGGACGTGAAGATGCCTTATTCGCGCAGGATGTTAATGCTAGCGTCAGGCATGCGCTGAATAGCACACTTATCATCTGACGACGCCGCCAGAAACCGCTTAAGCCGATCTTCACTTTCATTGCGTAGTTTCCTTTCGTTCTCTAGCTGGCGGGCCGTGGCTGTACGGTTGGTGGCGTCATTCACCTGGTATGCATCGATGATGTTGCCGAGGGCGGTGTTTGTGGATTGCTCTTCTCTCAGTGCTTCTTCCGCTTTTTCGACTTCATTTGAGAGGCTATTTCTATTGAGAAGCAGCAACAGAAAAAGAACCACCAGCAAAGCAATAATCCCACCGGTTATTTTGTTAGGCATAGCGCTCGTTCCTTATCCCGGCGAACCACCAGCCCTGCTAATTTCTTACCACCGCCGTATACCCAGCGAGTGAATTGCTCGCAGGCTGCTGTCACGTTACCAGCACGGAAATACTGGAACATGGTAGATTTCTGCATTGATGGGCAACCGGCGTTAAAGGTAATCGATGTTGCAGCATCAAAAGCACCTGGCGGTAATTTATTGCCGTTTGCATAACGAATGACACAGCGCTCAGCTTCAAGAATATTCTTTTCCCAATCAGCGGCAATTTGTGCATCAGTCTTTCGGGTTCCAGGTATGACGCTGTGAGTATTTCCAACACCATCTGTGATAATGCCTGCGGGACAAACATACGGATCACGGCGGCATGATTCAGCATTACCTATCAGTTCTAATCCCTGTTCACTTGTTCGAACGTTACCCATCGAAAGAACGATAGAAATAATTGCAGCCACGGAACAAATGCCGCCAGCCAAGCCAGTCTTAACTTTTGCGGTCATTTATACCTCGGCCTCTACTTTTTTTAATGCTTCAGTGATTACCTCTACTGCAGCAGGACGTTTGTCACTAGGTTTGTTCTTCGAATCAACTAAATAGTTTTCGATAAGCTGAGTGCGCTTCTCTTCTTCTCTCTGCTTTCGGTTAGCATCAACACGACCATAAATGAATGATGCAGCTGAAAGAACAATGCCAATTAACCCAAACACAAAGTAAATAAAATCCTGTGTTGTGAAGCCCAGTGTCGCGGAAAAAGCCGCCAACCAAGCGAATAGTTGAGTAAAAACACTGCCGGTTTGCTGTTCCATTTTCATGAGTCTCCCCCTCCCGCTTAGCGGGTTGGGCGCGTAGTTGAGGGGTTTAGCCCACCAGTGCAGCCACTACTCATCTGTTGATAGTGTGTGTGGAGTTTATTGGGTGACTGATGAGCTAAAACAGAAAAACCCCAACTACGTGCGTTGAGGTTAAGTAAGTAATGATCTGATTTCTTCTACTGTCTGATTAAATCTCTCTTCTTCGAGCTCTACCCCGATCCCTACCCTTCCAAGCTTGACAGCCGCTTTAAGGGTTGCCCCGGAGCCCATAAAGAAATCAGCAACCACATCCCCAGCCCGACTACTTGACCTGATGATGTGTTCCATCATTTCACTTGGTTTTTCACAAGGATGTTTGCCGGGATAAAAAGCAACAGAAGGGAATGTCCAAACATCGGTATATGGCACATCAGCAGTAACAGTGAATGGTCGCCGTAATGATTCATATTCGAGGCTTAACTCTGAATACTGCCTATTCAATATCTGATATTCCTCTACCAGATCATGGTGGGGTTTGCTCAATATCCCCTGTTGATGCTTCTCTGCGGCAATACGACTAAACAGGTTTTGCAGCACGGCATATTGCTCGGCGTTAGGTAATTGCCACTGGCTTTCACTAAACCAATGACTCGACATTTGCCGACCAGTAGCCTCATTTATAGCCTTTGCAGACACACCAAGCGATGATCTAGCCAACCGAAAATAATCAATCAACGGTTTAAAAACATTCTGTTTGAGGGCTGAGCATTTAGCCGCATAAGTGCTGCCCTTTGGCATAAAAGGGCCAACGTAATGATCAGCAAAAATAATTCTTTCAGTTGCAGGAAAGTATGACCGCAAATCTTCTTTATGCATTCGCCGCCACGGGCCGGATGGTTTAGCCCAAATAATATGACTCAGTACATTGAAGCGACCACGAACCAGAATTTCTGTATCGGATGCCAAACGAGAACCGCAAAATATATAAAGGCTTCCTGACGGCTTTAAAACCCGCCAAAATTCAGAAAGTAACTCATCAAGCCAAGCAAGATATACCGACTCATTTTCCCATTGATTGTCCCATTTGCAGGATTTAACCCTGAAATATGGGGGATCTGTTGCGATCAGGTCGATATAGTTATCAGGAAGAGTTTTTATGTATTGTAGCGAATCAGCGTTAACAATTTTCAACTTATTGAAATAAACAGTGTTTCCCATAGATCAGTCTACCGTTATTTGGTAGGCTCAGATCGCTTTGTGCACACAAGCGGTGGGCCTTGGTTCGCCTGTGACTTTCTCAACAGGCGAATGGCAGAGGCAGTGTTACTAGCACTCTTCTGCCGCCCATTCCACAAACAAAAAAGCCCTGACTTATGTCGGGGCTTATCATTTTTGAAGCCGGTTACGGTTCCGGCGTCAGCACCTACCAATGTGCTGACCGCATACCTTTCAGTGTACTTCTATGATGGCGGGGAATTCGCCGACGTCGTTTCACGGGTGTTCCACTTGTATCCCCACACATCGGTACCTGCATTCACCACATTCGGCTGAGCACCAACTATTGCTGCAACAATGTCCTGAATAGATTGGGATATGAACCCGTTATTCAGTGATGCTCAGGCGAATGTAGACATAAAAAAACCCCGCCGAAGCGAGGTCTTAAATTTCTTAAGAACGAATTAACCCATCCTTAGAATCAAATCTAGCCAAAAACGGCAACTTTTGCAACTAGAAATTATCGGGTTATCTTTTTAAATACCGCCTCAACATGATTTTCTTCCTGATAACATTTAGTTAGCAGTGATTCATAAAATGGTTTCCACGTATAACGCCATGTTCTTTCGGGTAATTCTGGTAATTTCTTCTTGACTGCGAAATAGATGACTGATGGCTGAACTCGCTTGAATCCCTTCCCTTTACACTTAGGGCATTCTTTAACCACGGGAATGCCCCGCAGTTTGCTTTCTTTCTCATCAAGAGTCTCGCCTGTCCCCTGACAGCGACAACGGGTGGGTAGAACCCCCTTCCCTTTACATATCTTGCAAGAGACTTTAACGACCTCAACACCCTCTTTTTTCACTTTCATTTCATTGTCATACAACCATCCAAGATTACCGGGCAAGTTGTCGAGGTACTCCTGCCTGTCGATAGCTTTTTGATTCTTAAACTCTTTCTTTTTATTGATTAATCCTTCACCGTTACAGCAGTGACATGTTTGTGTTGTTTCCGCTGTACGGCAAAACTCATTGAACGCAAGGAGTGCCATAATTCGCAGGCAACCGCCAAACTTCGCACCTGAAGCCCTCTTGATGGCCCTTGGAGCATTTTTAAATGCAAACTGGGTCAACATCGCTATAGCTCGCTGTTTATCCTCTTCGCTGTCCCCATGCTTACCAAGATATAAGGCCATACCGAATTCAGACTTTGATTCGGCCATGCCCAGCGCGGCCATCACATCCGTACCCGTTATTTCATCTGATGCTGTAGCTCTGGAGGTATCTGTTATTGACATTCCTTTAGGGCCAAGGTGTTTTAATGCCGATTCAAGGATCATAATAATTTCTCCAGACTGTAACCGGCCCGCATTCCGTTTACTGAATTCATAGTTTTACTCCACACAAATATGACCATTAGGCCATTGCCCCGATCGATATAGACCGATCCATAAAATGAAACCACAACACAACCTGGCTACCGTGTTCCGCTTCCCACGTATGCATATCGGCATGTAATGCCTCATGACAAAGACGGCATAAGGGGATGGTGAATAGGTCGTGAGCCTTGGTACCCATACCACCCTGACCGTGACCGATAATGTGATGAGGGTCGTCAGCAGAACTACCGCACCCACAACATTGCTGGGATTTAACCCACTTGAGCCACTTCTTGTTCTCCCAGCGCTGCCGCTTAGGAATACGTATAAAGCTTGCTGGTGGCTCATCATCAATTTTCAGTGCCAGTACTTTCTTAACCTGCTCAACTTTGTTTTCAATGATTTGTGTCGGGTTTGGCGTCCAAGTGATATCACTCTCCCTTGTTGGCCCTGATTTCATTACTGCTGGTAGCATCCGCAAACTTGCCCGAGCAATTGAGTCGGGGAGCAAGTCGGAAACCTCATTAACGACAGCCCACCAACATAATTCCGGCATAGTGAGCTGGTGGCCCTCAGGAAGCCGAAAATGACTGCATACGGTCGAGATTATCCAAGTAATGAGATTGCTAGTTGCTAATTGGTCTAATCGGGGAAGTGTATGCTCTCTCAGCTTATTATCATGATGCCAACACAGACGAATCGACCGTTGGCCATAGCGTAATGTTGTGAGATTTTGAACGTGGGAATCATCCGGATCATGCCACTGGCACTCTTTCAACTGCTTAACCCATGCTTCCAGCACTCGAGGCCCACCAGCAGCATTGATAACCCGTTCATGCTCAAAAAATGGTAGCAAGCGCGGATCATTAGCCAGTTGCTGATCGGTTGTTGGTAACCGACCTGATGGAAGTGCTTTAAATTCATCCGGTTCAGTGGCCACCAGCAAGCGTCCAGATAAATATGGCAGTAGTTCAGCACCTGGCTTCAATATCACAACACCAAGTTCCTGCTGGATAAATGGGGTTAACAATGCCCTCATGCGGCACCTTTCTTTGCAAGATACTCAGCCCATAAGCCACCAACCCATTTAACGCCCTTCGGTGTAAAACGGGATTGGGCAAAAGCATGATTATTTAGGGTATTAGTACCCGTCTTAACCTCAAATCGCCCTAATTCACTGTGCTGCTGATGAGGTGATAACATTCCGTTAAGCCGGTACATGATGTGATTATCAAGCAGGAACTGACGAAACTCCGCTTCTCTGGCATTAAGCAGTTTTGCAACTTGTCGGAATGTCATGGAGCCATTTGCCTTAACGTAGCGATCAACAAACTCAACTTTTGGCGCAGCAATAGAAAGCTGATTCTCAAGCTGTTGCTTTTCTTCCGCTAGATCGGCTGCAAGGCGTAAGGCTTCGGGTAGTGACTGAGGAACCTGCGATTTATGCTCTAACTCTTGCCAGCGATCGACAACTACAGCAGTAAACTCAGGAGAAAGCCTAACAACGACTACCAACGAATCACGCTTATTCAAATGATATTCGTAATAAGTTTGACGATTTTGCTCGTTGATATAGGGGGTGTCAGCCAATGGCTGAGACAATAGATTAGCTTCTGAAAGGCGCTCAATTGAACGGCGAACATCAGAATGATTGCTACCAGTTAGTGACGCGATTTCACGACTGCTCATAGTCACAACAGAATTGGATAGTTTCATGCTGCCACCTCTTTACGCTCGATACACATTTCTGGAAGATTTGCTCGGACAAGCGCTTCTGCGAAAGGAGGTGGTACCGCATTACCACAGCGAGCTACCTGCTTATCTTTGGCGTATTTAGTGCCAGTGTAATCTCTGTCGATGATGTACCAGCTCGGGAAGCCCTGCGCAGCGTAAAGCTCATGTGGTTGCAGCATACGCATGCCTATATCAACGATTTTATAATCAATACCCTCTACCGTAACCAGCCCGAACCGGTCATTAGTCGTAACTGTGTGTAGGGGATCATTCAGGCTAACGCCCTCTTTCTCATTACCGTAATATTTCAGTAAAAAGGCGCGTACCTCCCCAAAATGATTTCCACCGGCCGTTACAGTTTGGAGCGGTTCTGTAACTTTTTGACCTGTATTTGTGCCGCGCATCTTAATGAGATTGGATGTGACCAAGGCATGATGATCAACCGTTGTTACTGTATGGGCTGGCTGTCCAAGATCAGCACCAGGGCCGGTATAGTTTCCGCCGAAGTGTTTAGCTAAGAACGCAGAAACAAGCCGAGACTTTCCACCGCCGCCCGCCGTAATAGTACCGCTTGGCTCATCAACCACATGCCCCACGCTATTGCCAAACTCACGGGCAATAATCGGGGCTACAAGAAGGTGCTCAGCCTTGCTAGTGATTGTCGTCAGTGGTTTACCGGCTTCATATGCCATGCGGTCGCCACCAAAACCGGTTTGACCAATACGAGCAATGATTGGTGCAATAAGGCAAGAATGATTTGTATTGCAGACTGTGTTCATCGGCTGTTCTGCAGAACGCGGTTTAGCTGAATATTTAGGTCCGCCTGCGCCAGCAATGAACGGGGTCAGCTTTGCTTCAACCATTCCTAATGCGTGACCGTTACCACCTGGACGAGCAGAACTACCGGCGGTGATAGTTGGCAAGGGTTCATCACATTCGTGCCCAGTAGCGCCAGTCCGAAATTTAGTAATATGAGGGGTAACAACTGCATAGCCATGAGTTTTGGTGATGGTCTGCAATGGCTGATCCAGAGATTGACCTCGGAAACAATCGTATGAGGTTTTGGTACTGGTATGGTTGCACTTCACGATAAACGGCGTTGGGTTATCAATAACAAAGCGTTGTATGCCACGCGCAATACGTTTTAGCGTATTCTCAGCCAGCGGCTTCTTGCGCTCGAAAATACTCGGGCATGGAATTGACCAGTCAATGCATTCGGCAGCAGTGCGCCACGGTTCACGGTGTCCGCTTTGAACGTCCAACGACTTAGGATCACCGTGAGTTGGCTCCGGCCATACCACAGGCTTTCCGTCACAGCGCATCACCATGAAAAAGCGCTTTCTGATGGTTGGTGCACCGTAATCACTGGCCCGAAGTTCTCTGAACTCGACAACATAGCCCAAGCCAGAAACTAAACGCTTAGCCTCAGCGCCATTGATATCAAGCCCTAAGACTTCACAACATTCCTGTAGTGCTGGGTGCTCGGCATTAATGCCGGTGGTCAACATCCCAACGAAAGCAGCGAATGTCTCGCCAGCGCGAGCAGGATCAGGATGCTCGGTACCATCTTCAGCAGTAATCAGCGGTCCCCACGTCTTAAACTCTTCGACATTTTCCAGCATGACTACTCGAGGCTTTTTCGCCAAAGCCCAGCGCACGACAATCCACGCTAAACCACGGATCTCTTTTTTAACTGGTTTACTGCCCTTGGCTTTCGAAAAATGGCGGCAATCAGGGCTGAACCATGCCAGGCCAACAGGTCTGCCGGCGGTCGCTGCTACTGGGTCAATATCAAATACCGATTCACAGTAATGCAGGGTATCGGGGTGATTAGTGGTGTGCATGGCGATAGCATTAGGGTCATGATTGATTGCGATATCAACACTGCGCCCCGTTGCCATTTCGATCCCGGTAGAAGCACCACCGCCACCGGCAAAATTATCTACGATGATTTCTTTCATGCTGTTGCTCCCATAGCGGCGGTAAGTGTTGCAGCGGCGGCAATAATGGCATCAGACGGAATACCGTCTAATTTCATGCGATTGATGTTGCCTAAGATTTTATGCTGTAGATCGGTAGGTAATTCGATGGCACCTGGTACCTTACTGAAATACAGATTCACTTCGACGGGCCAAACGGTATTACCGGTTTCCGGTACCGGAATAATTTCAGGAATATTTTGCGGTTGGTTTTGTGGTGCAGGCAGAATAGTGGCAGGGGTTAATTCCAGACTATTGATGCACTCATTACCCCAACTATCCCAGCCCTCAGCCTGTGTTCTGGCAAACAGCTCAATGCGGGGAACATCACCCAACAAAGAAACAAGCAGATCACGGAAAATATCAGGTTTGGCGCTGTGCTCACCACGCGGGGCAGTCTGGTGCTGGCAGATAGCAGCATTCAGGCGTTCAGGTAACCGACCCTTCACGGCAAACAACACATCCTCGCTATTGGCGCGGGTCATGTGGCCCATGCCGATCGCACTGTTGCCCTTTCTTTTGTTAGTCTTGTGCCATGTGAAGCCCTTCATGGTCATCAGCCTGAATCCCCAAGCCTCAACAACTTTTAATGCCTCAAGTGGCTGAGTGGGTACCCACCACATAGCCAACAAACAACTATCATCCGCCAGTTCCCAAATCGGCAGACGGCAAATATCAGCAAGATTCATAGTCTCGTACTTGAAATCGACACCGCGCTTACCGCTATTCGCTTTGTCACGGTAGGTCCACGGTGGATCTGCGTAAATGATTTGATAGGTCATATCGCCCCCGTGCCATGCTTGGCATAAGCTCTAACCAAAATTGGCCGCCACTGCATTTTTGCCGAAGTAATATTTGGAATTGAGCCAAGATGATTTTTATCAGCTTCTGCCTGAGCCGCTTTTTCTGCCGCATTCCTTGGGCGACCACGACTACCGAGCAACCGTAGGAATGATTCTTCAAAATCAATGTTTTCTGTAACAGTGGCGTCCAGTAGCGGCCTGCCAGCAGCAACCCAAGCGTTAGCACCCAACAGGAAACCAGAGAATTTATCCGCCCTGAATATTTCCGGTGCTGTCAGTAACCGTGCCCACTTTGGATTGTTTAGAAGCTCTGCAACGCGCCATTCGATAACCAGCAGTAATTCAGCCTCGGTATATTCATCCTGCAAACGGGCCTGAATATCTGCCAACGTTTCGCGGCTTGGGGTGGTTTTACCGTTCGTTAAACGATTTAAAAATTGAAGTACCCCTCTCGCCGTTGTGACCAACTCCACTTCTGGATCAATCGGCTGGGGGGCTATAGGGGGTATTGGTTTTAGATCTTTAACGATTCCTGAAAGATTCCGTATCCCGTTTTTGGGGGTGTTACCGTCCAAAATTGGGGGTGTTACCTCAGATGAAACAATCCCGTTTTCGGCAATGTTCCCGTTTTTGGGTATGTTTGCATCGGTGGGATCTTGCTTTAAACGATCCCGTTTTCGGTAATGTTCCCGTTTTTGGGTGTGTTCAACATCGGCAATACTTTCATCAATACCAATCAATTTATAAACAATGACTTGCTTTGTACGTCCACGACGCTCGCCCGTATCGGCAAGCATGCCTAAAGCAACCAAATACTGGAGGCTTGATTGAACCGTTTTCTTATCTAACTCAGTAGCTTCAGCCAACGCTGCGATGGATGGAAAAGCACAATGATCGGCCCCACACATATCAGCAAGCCAAGTCAGCACGGATTTAGCGGATGACCGGCCCGTTTTGACTTTCTTGGCCCAGCGCATAGCGTCAAGACTCATACATCCACCTGTGTAAATTCTTCTCTGAACCGCTTGATAGGCTTAGTTAATTCACCATGTTCGTATCCATCACGAAGGTAGATAACCTCGCCCGTGGTGCTGTCATAGCGAATGACGTGAACACGAACACCACGCTTATCTTTGTAATAACGATCAAGTAATTGGATTGGGTTTGTTGTAGTTGAGCCAGGGTTAGTCATACACGACCCCACTTACGGCGAACTACACCCACAATTCCCCGCGCTCTGCTGTGGTTGCACGGTTTCCACTGGCCCCTTATCATTCGTTCATACCGGAACGGACTGACACAAACGCAACGCAGTTGCGGAATAGAACGTTTAGCCGCTACAATGTTCATGCGTAAATTACTCCACACAAAGATTAGTTTTCGCACCCGACACCCCGGAACCGCATTCTGGGGTGTCAACCTTTCCTAGTAACAACATTGTCTTACCCACCAGCAGCTTAATCATCATTCCCACCCCAAAGGTCCCGGCCGACTTCTTTCAGCTCGCAAACCGATATCAGCTAACGTTTCTACTGATGCGAGGTAATCTCGCGATACAAGTACTGCCTCAGGTGGCGCGGCTTGAATGCCGAGAAATGCCAGTTCTTTTGCAATTGCAGCAAAATGCCCCTCGGCCTTACGACGGCTAGCTGTCGACTCACTAATGCCCAAGTGCTCCGCATAAGCTTTCTGGCCTACCGATGCAAGACGGTTGAGTAATACACTCTCAATCTCAACTGCCGTGAGAACTGGTGGTTCTAACTTTCGTGCTATTGCAGTGTTTCCCATCGATAATTCTCCTGGTCAAACCGCTGGTGTCGTCGGCGGTGGGTTAAGCAAGTTAGGAAGGGTTCCGCGCAGATAAGCCCAGTCAACATCTGGTCGTAACTCTTCGCATGTCACAGCCCCTTGAGTGATTTTTTCTATTGCGGGGCATCTATCTGCTGGAATAGGGCGAGAACCATTCACCCATTGATTAAGCGTTGGAGGCGAAATACCTAATTGTCTGGCCATTGAAGCCTGCCCTCCGAAGTTGAGACAGGCCTCTTTAAGTGCTGAATTCTCTTTTTTCATGAACAAGGCTCCTAGTTGTTTCATTGATATTATTAGGCGACGCCTAACATTATGTCAATAGGAATTGCCTAATCACACTATTATAAGGATCATTAGGCAATGCTTAGTGGTAAAGAATTAGGCCGCGCTATCGAGTTGGCCATAAACAAAAAGATTTCTTCGGGTGCCATCAAGACCAAGGCGGAAGTTGCACGCCATTTTAAAATAAAACCACCTTCTATCCATGACTGGATTAAAAAAGGGTCGATCAGTAAAGAAAAATTGCCAGAATTATGGAATTATTTTTCAGATGTTGTTGGGCCAGAACACTGGGGCTTGAAAGAGATCCCTGCTTTGGAAATAAATAGGCCGAGTCAAGATACGGCCGTTGAAAAAAATCCCATATACGATGCTTACCTGCTTGCAACTGAGGAAAGGCGTGCCGTTATCGATTTTTTATTGTCGATCAACGATGAAAACCCTTCTTGGGTTGATTCCGATGCTCGCGCTTACGTTAATGCTTTGGATGCAAAAACTAGGCATTGGCTCAATGGAAATAAACCCAAAAAGACCGGAACTTAAGTTAGTTTGGTCTGACGGAAAATTTTGCACATAAGTTTATTCCCCAGCTACTTCCCCCCCCTAAATACTCTGCCTAAAAATTAACCAAAAAAAATTCACATGAAAAATGTTAGGCATCGCCTATTGACATATTATTAGGCATTACCTAATATAAATCCATCAACAGCGAACAGGCAGGACGCCCACGAAGTAGCCGCCCGAGGCGAATGAAGATCGGGATGATTCGCTTAGTAGGGTTAACAGTGTGGAGTAACAGGTATGAAAGGTTACAGATACCAAGGCGACACCACAGGAATAACAATCGGCAAAATGCGCGTCTTGATGTGCCTCGAAGGTGAAGAACAAGCAGTGCGGGAAGCCGCGGTTAAGTTCGACAAAATCTTCTCACCCGCTGGTTACGAACAAAGTGATAAGCCCAGTGAATTGACCATCTTCTATGTGCCGTTCGTGAAGTATGAAGCTGAATTTATCAAAATGGCCCAAGCAGTTGGAGATAAATCATGATTATAGCTACCACCGATATGAGCAAAGTTAAGCTCGGCAACCTGATCAACCTTTCCCACGCTTTCGCTGACACTGAATTGATCTGTGATGGCGATGCAGTAGAAGTAAGTCTGGAGTGGGACGTAGAGAAGTTCGGCCCGCCACCTGTATCAGTTTAAGTTTTGATTTGAAACGGGCCGCTCCGGTACTAACCGGTGTGTTTTGAGGAAGGCGAACGGCAAGTAACCCCTCCTGTCACGGCAGTAAACGCGGTTGAGCCTCGTATCCCGCGCAAAGAATGCCCCGTGAGGCTTAAAAGGCCGACTGATCCACGTTACGGACACACAACAGGTAAGAGCACTCCGCGTGGTAAGCGAGAAACCCATGGAGCGCGTAAGCGAAGAAAGGCAGATCAAGTGACCGAGGCTGTTCGTGAGATTGGGGGACCGTATCTCACTAAGCCCGATTAAATATCGGAGCCTGCTGCACATAGAGTGCTCTTACCGTTGTGGCGAAAACCACAAATAAATGCGAACCGTTGGTAGTTAACTGATATCAACCGGAGCATGTACGTTGGTCACACCAACCGACCGCTGATGTTGTGAAACTCCTAGCAGACGTTCAACTGTGAAAACGGTGAGATGCCAGCACTCTCGACGGCAGTGACCGCTGGAAGTAGACAGCCCGAACTCCTGATTATTCAGGCAGTCTCGGTAAACGAATTGCTAAGTTCGATTACCCAGACTGGATGACTTCCCGCTTCAAGACGGTCTTTATAAATGTCTAGTAAGTGGCGCTCTGAGGCGATAAGTCAGTGACAGTCGGGAAAGACCGACACAGTAAGCATCATTTAGCTTCAAGGCTAACTAATGCTGGACTGTTCTGACAAATGAGTAAACAGCATCTATTAAACCTAGGCGATTTGTCTGACTGCTGGGAAAGACCAGCACACAATCGCATGAGCATTACACCGGATATATGGACAGCAGCTGTGTTACCACCGCTGGCGACAAGGTAGTTAGGTCGCAGAGCCTGCGTAACGGCCCACGCGTCGTAAGGTGGTCAAATGTAGTGCTCAGCCGATTGTGGTTTGCCAAAGAGCTAGCCTGTGCAATTGCAGCAGCCGGAGATAAGCGCCGGAAATCACAACCTTGTTCCATTGCTGTGTTTTTAGCGGCTGCGCCAGTTCTCAATCAACCAACACCAGGGGGAGCGAGGATAATGTTCTGACAGGCCAGCCGCTCTTTTTACACACAGAGAAGTGCTCCGGGCGGGTTATCCCTTTAAACCCGTACAGTATAAAGCCCCCGGATCGGAGTACTTCTCTGTGTGTGGAGAAAATATGCGGCGCATGCCGCTTCATTGTGAGGTCTCAAAATGAATGAGCGTCAAACTAATGTAGCAAACTTTATTAGCGATCTGGATGGCGGTGTATTTGAACAAAAATACGGTGCTATTTTAAGTGATGTCGCCCTTGGTGTTAATAACACCAATAAAAAGGGAAAGGTAATCATCGAAATTGAATTTTCCGCTCTCGATGAAAACCGTGTCACCCTTTCTCATAAACTGAAATTCACCGCCCCTACAATGCGTGGTAATCGCTCAGAAGAAGATACGACGACTACACCGATGTATGTAAATAAAGGTGGGCGACTTTCTTTATTCAAAGAAGACCAAGGTCAGTTATTCACAGCTAAAGGTGAAACAGACGGTAAATTAAAAACCGTTAATTAATCACTCACTCTTTCCGAAACCTATTTTTATATTCCAATGGAGTTAATATGTCTCAATTAGATGGTTCAGCAATCGCACAAATTAAAGATTTAACGTTATCCGCTTTATTTACTAATGGCTTAGAGTCAACTGACTGTCCAGTATCTGTTTTACCAAATAATGTAGGCGTGGAAAGTCTGGAACGTTTCTATGAAAACCGCTACCGTTTTCGCGGCAAAATGGAAACCACCAGTATCGACGATTTTGTAAAATATTCTTCTGAATATGCTGGCCCCGGCGTTCGCTGCTTCATTGATGCCGATAGCATGCAAGCAGTAAGTATTTTCAACCTTGGCACCCTTGTTTCCCCTGGTCATGCTGACAACACCGGCGTTATCGTTTTAAAGAAAACAGCCCCATTCACTGGGTTGTTAAACATCAATGAGCGTAAGCAGAGCCAAAAAGAACTTGCCGAATGGTTAGAAGATAATCGTGAATTCCTGACTGCCTTTGACGCAGACGGGGAAGTAATGAACGCAGTGCAGGCAGTAAATGGCGTTCGACGCATTACTATTGAATCGCTCTCTTCTTCTGATCATGAAGAGAATGATTTCAGCGGCAAGCGCTCACTAATGGAAAGCGTAGAGGCTAAGAGCAAAGACGTTATGCCAGCAGCCTTTGAATTTAAATGCGTACCATATGAAGGCTTGGGTGAGCGCCGCTTCAAATTGCGTTACAGCATTATTACCAGCGACAAACCGATATTAGTATTGCGGATCGTACAGTTGGAAGCTGTAGAAGAACAAATTGCAGCGGAATTCCGTGATCTGCTTACTGATAAATTTAAAGATGTCGAAGTTGAAACGTTTATCGGTAAATTTAAAGCGTAATTAATTAAACCTCAATTAAAGAGTATCACTTCAAATATCCCAGCAATGGGGTATTTGGCGGGGTATTACCTAAAAACCGTGTGGAGTATATTTATGTCTTATATTACGACTTATTCAGGGCTGGACTTTGATTATTTAAAACCACTGACCAGCAGCATTTGTATTAAAGATATCGCACAGGCGTTATCGCATGAATGCCGCTTTGCCGGTCACCTGCCTAATTTCTATAGCGTGGCCCAACATTGCTTGTTAATAAGCACAATTGTGCCAGAAGAATTTGCCCTTGAAGCCTTACTGCATGATGCAACCGAGGCATATTGCAAAGATATCCCCTCACCTCTTAAACGCCTACTGCCTGATTACCAGGCTATTGAGCAGCAGGTCGATACCGTCATTCGTGAAACCTTTGGGTTGCCTGCCGAAATGTCCGCGGTCGTCCACTACTGCGATCTGGTGATGCTGACCACCGAGCGCCAAGAGTTAGACATCGATGATGGTAAAGAGTGGCCCATGCTGGCAGGTATTCCACCGGCAGAAATGGCAATAGTGCCAATGTCATCAAGGGATGCGCGGATCGCTTTCCTGGCTCGATTCAATGAGCTAACCGTGGCCACCCAATCATGATGTACGGCCTGTTTTTACTCGTCTGCTACACATTCCAACCGTGCCAGTACGAGCCGCAAGGCTACGTATACCCGGATGATAAGAACTGTATAGCCGACATTCAGCAGCAAGGTCTACCACCTGAATATGAATGCCTGCCAGTTGATGGCGTTCTCTATGCGAGGAAATAGTAATGAACGTAATTGAGATGCATGGGCTGATTACTGGTAAATGTGTTGCCGGTGACATGTTCGTTAACGAGAGTGTTGCTGAGTACCTTATTCGCAAAATCGCTAACATCGAGGATCAGCGCAATGCTGCACTCAATGCCTGCACTCTGATTGCCGATGCTTTGGGTATTAAAGGCGCTGTTGCGGGTGACACCATTGCCAAGGTTCAACAGCTGGTTGCCGAGAATGCGGCCGCTATTGAAGCGGTAAGAATATTCTCCAATGCAACCGAGCAGCTTACAGAAATCATTGGTGATGAGATTGGGATGGATGGTGTGAGCTTGTTACTTCATGGCTTCTCCATTGTTGGAAGTATGCCCGCCACAACTCAGGCGCTTAACGAGATAAAGGCGCAGGGTGTTGATGAGTTTGCTGATAATTGGCAGAGAAAAGAATCACACAGTCAAATTTCAGAAATGGCTCGTCGATTCGCCGCCAGCCTGAGGGGTGAACAAAATGGCTAAGTCATTACCACCCCGCCTCACCGAGCAGGAAATGCAGGAGCTAGCGAATAGCTACATTGAGGCATTCGTTAACGCCTGCCACTGCAAAAACAAAGACGATATTTTGCTAGCTATCTCATTCTTGCTGAGTGAGGGCTTAAGCGCTGGTGAGACTGTTAAGCATGGCGAAATGGAGGTGCTGCAATGAATAACCTCGAAGAGTTGTTTATCGCTAACGCTGAATTAGCGGCTGAACTGTTGCAACATATGGCAGATAACGAAATTGATTCTGATTATTTCGCCGTAGTCACTGATAGCCCGAACTGTGGTCGAGAGGTTCAATCAGAGCATAGTGTTACTGAAGTGGCATTGATGGCGGCGGGAATAATTGAGCAACTGATAGCCCAACTGGAAGCGGCACAGAAAGAGCGTGATGACTTGCTTAATCAGGAATTCCAGCAACGTTTAGCGAATGCAGAACATCAGCTTTATATGAAGGATTTAGCAATCCATAACATCAAGGCTAGTCGAAAGGCTCAGTTCAGAAAACGATTGGCAGCAGAAGCAGCGTTATCAGCGGCAAACGAACGGGCATCACGGGAATATCCAGAGACTCTACCTTGCCCCGTCCGACTTGAACCGGGTCTTATCCTTGGTAAAGGGCTTCCTATAGCAATGCTGTTTCGTGCGTTATCACGTAGATCTGATTACGAGGCTGAAATTGATGCTATGACACCAGAACAGCGTGCGGAACATGACCAACGCATGCGTGAAGGGAAAAAGTTTATTAGCGAGTGTATCGCACCACGAACAACCGGTTTCACGGTAGAGGGAGAGTGATGAAAGCCATCGATTTGTTTTCTGGGTTCGGTGGATCTTCAACAGGCGCAGCAATGGCTGGTATTGATGTTGTTTGGGCTGGTAATCATTGGCAGGAGGCTGTCGGGATTCATGCACTTAATCACCCAAGTACACAGCATGTTTGTCAGGATCTTCATCAGGCTGACTGGTCATCGGTTCCGGCTCACGATTTACTGATGGCCTCCCCATGCTGCCAAGGACACAGTAAAGCGCGTGGTAAGAAATCAGGAAACCCGCAGCATGACGCAAGCCGATCCACGGCGTGGGCAGTTGTGTCAGCACTTGAATTTCACCGTCCAAGGCAGGCTGTAGTCGAAAACGTGCCGGAATTTCTCAGTTGGGCGCTATACCCAGCTTGGGAAGCAGCAATGAATGCGCTTGGGTATCAGTTGGCTGCTCATATTGTTGACTGCGCTGATCTGGGTGTACCGCAGAATCGCATTCGAATGTTTATTATCTGCACCAAAAGTAAAGTGCCACTGTTCCTCAAACTTCCACGGCGAGATCACGTATCGGCCAGCACATTTATCAATTTTAATGCTGGCACCTGGTCACTGATAAATAAGCCTGGTCGAGCCTTACCGACTCTCGAACGTGTCTCTAACGGGCGCAAACAGTTTGGGGACCAATTTTTAATTAGCTATTACGGCGGCACGAAGAATGGACGCTCTATTGAAAGGCCAATCGGAACAATTACAACGCGTGACCGCTGGGCAATTGTAAACGGTGACCGCATGCGAATGATCAACGTAGATGAGGTCATGTCTGCAATGACATTCCCGAAGAGCTATCACCGACCATCAACTTCGAAGTTGGCAGTTCATATGGCGGGTAATGCCGTTCCGCCCTTAGCTATGTGTGAAGTTATTACAGCACTACAGGAGCAATGCTAATGCTGACTAAATGGAATCTGGTAGAGGGGAATGCAGATGCTGAGTAAAGAGCGGTTGGAAAAGCGAATTGTAGAAATTAGGGCAATTGCCAGTGAAATGAAATGGTCATCAGTTGAACATTCTCAAATAGCATTGAGCGATGCAGAAGCACTGGAGGAACTGCTATCACTGCGTGAGCAACTTGCAGAGTTGAAAGCATTGCCGCCTATAGGCCAAGTCATTAGCTGTAACGGCAATAAAACCCTCGGTTGGATTAATGACGCGCCAGAGGGAACCTTGTTATTCACAGCAGCCAAGCCAGCAGAAATACCACGGCATATTTTCTCAATGCTGGTAAATGAATTGCGCGATATACCAGCGCTCGGCTGTAAGCGGGAATTAATTATTAGTGTATTAAACCGTCATGGCGTTATCGCTGAGCCGGTGCAATTTGATCCACCAGCAACAGAATGATTTTAGTCACGGCCTGTGTGCGGCGGGCCTTTAAATAAACAGTGTGGGGTATGTATGAATACAACATTTTTGTTAATGGCTGAGTTTGAAACATCAACGATCCCGCTGTCCGATATTGCTGAGCGGTATTTCGGTATGAAGCCTGCAACAGCAGACAAGAAAGCTGGTGCTGGTGATCTACCGGTTCCCACCTTCCGTATCGGTGACTCACAAAAGGCTCCCAGAATGGTGCACGTTAACGATTTAGCGGACTTTATTGATAAGCGGCGCGGGGAAGCAAAAACAGAGTTGGCGCGGATCAAATAA